ATTTTTTACATTTTATTTTTTATTTATTTATTATTTATTTTTATTTAATTAAAATTTTAATTTCCATTTTGATTTATGACCTTTTATTTTAAAAAAATAGAGTGATAGACTATATGTCGAGGGTACACTCTCCAGAATCAACATAAGAAGATATAATGATTTGAATGTTTATTGTCTGGTAATTGAGCTAAAGCTTAGGTTGAATCTGAGACGGTTACCAAGTTGGGGCTCTTAAATAATTCCTAGTCATGTCTTAGGGTTATTTAATCCCTGTGCAAAACATTGCTTTGGTGATAAAAGCTATTTGATTTATATTTTCTTATGCCCCTTTTTATTAATACGCTGAATTGGGGATTCTGAAGGTATATGCGGTGTGTATATAGTATATCGCCAGCGGCTGGGTGAACTGGCGTGAGTGTCTGCTTCGGATGTGACTATACTCATTGTCAGGTGACCAGTACCGTTGTCGGCTTCATATGTGGAGGTTGAGTCCGTGATCTGAAGAGTTGAACTACTTATGTTGGAATTCCTCTTCGGGCCGATCATATGAGTGAATCAATTTTTATTTTATTATGGCTGTTTCAAAAAGAAAAAGAGTTCTGGCTAACCAGAAGAGTTGTGGACTTAAACCACAGGCTGCCAAGTCTAATAATGGGGTTGCTGTACCTAAAGCAGCAAAATATATACCAAGACCAGTGGTTTTGAAGAATTTTGAAAAGATAAATAAAGAGAGTGCTCGCTCATTTAAGGAGGAGCTTAAAGAATTACGACTCTTTTCAGAATTTGAAACTAATAAGTCGTATATAAAGTTTGCTCAAGCCCAAGAGAAGTGTAAGAGATTAGCAAACGAAATAAATAAATTTTGGGCTATAAATAATGTTAGGTTGAATTCAACTACATACGCTCAGTCTGTAAAACAGGGGCCTATAAATGAATTCCCGATAGTTTATTCTTGCTTAATTACTACTAAAGAAGCAAGAAATGATTATTTTTCTTCGATAAAACAAAGGCAAAAAGAGAAGAAAAATAATGATAGATTAATTCAGTCTATCAAAAGTAGGATGCCTATTAAATTGATTTCTGATTATAACGCGAAAAGAGATTACGTTATATATTGGAAAAACGTTCAGAAAGAGAAAGATGAAGCTAGACGAATTGTTGAGGCTATAGCTGAACGTCATCCTATTTTTAAAAAGAGGCGAGATATTATCGATAGTGATAATAAAACTGAAAAGCCTCGTAGGAAGACTAAGAATAAACCTATCGAGGTTTTAGAATTTGAAGAAGGTTGTTATTGGGAGGATCCAAGTCGACCCGAAAAACAACGAAATTTGCAGTATCATATTGATATTGTTGAGAAAAGAGAACCTAAACCAACGAGTGTTAAGCAAATTAAAACTCGTTGGAATAGAATCTCAAAAGAAATTGATAGGGGTGATAAACCTTATCTAAGAGAATTTTCTAATAATCGGTTAAATAGAAGACGATTACTAGTTGAGAGTCTTTCAAAAACCGAAAATGGTAAAGTTCTTATGGCTGGTTATTTGTCTGTTTTAATGAAACGAAATGACTGTGATTTAAGCCAAATATTATCATCTTTTGAGACTCTTAAAGATTTTATTGAACCTCAAATGGAAAATATAGGAGCTGAAGGGAAACAACAGCAAATATCGGACAAATCTTCTACTTCTATAATTTCTTCTGCTCAACCTGAGGATAAAGGTAAGCCTCATGATATTATTGAGGGTTTTCATAAAATGGCTATTACTAAGGAAATTCAGCAATATAGTACTGTTACTAGTAGATGGATTCCTTTAGATAGTTTTAAATGGACTGTTTCTCATGAAGTTGATACATTAGTTGGAAATATATATTTACCTTATAATCAGTTGAAACAATATGATAAATCTCAGAATTTTCAATTGTTTTATACCCATAGGTTTATGAAACCGAAAGTTATAAGAGTTAAATTTGTTTTAAATTCTAATAGATTCCAAATTGGTTGTTTGGTAGCTGATGTTATTTATATTGGGAGAAAAGATAAAGTTTCTGTTATGTTGCAAGATAATATTTATAGTGCTTTGCAACGTAATCATTGTAAGTTAATGGCAGGCGCCGGAAATAATGCAGAACTTGTGATTCCATATCATTGGATTAATAGTACAATGAAAATACAGAAAAATATAAATAATGTTCTTATTTCATTACGTCCATTAAATAAATTATCTGTCGCTGGTAATGTTGCTACTGAATGTAATATAACAGCTTTCATGACATTTGAGGATGTTGAGTTAAATGGTATGATATCTCGTGAGTTAGTGCCTCAAATGGATTCTATAGCTAATGTTATTAATGCTGGATCTAATTTAATTAGTGTTTTGAAATCTGATGGAAATAGAGATAATCCACCATTGCCTTTAAATCCAATTTCAGTAATTCCTCAAGCTATGGGCTCATTAGCATATACAGATTTTTGTACAGAACCAGTATACAGTCTTAGAGCTGATCCTAGAGGTCAAATTACTCAAATTATGGATAATAATGAAATGAGTATTGAGTTTTTGAGAGATTGTTGGTCTTTTTTGAAAACTTATGAATGGTCTACTAAACAGGAAAATAGAGAGTTATTTTCTATACCAGTTGCGCCATTACTTGATTTAAGTTTATATCCCACAGCTTATAGTGGTAAAGTTCCTACCGCTTTAGCAATGTTAGGAAGTTTATATGGTCGTTGGCGTGGTGATATTGAGTTTAAATTTGAAGTTGTAATGTGTTCTTTTTATTCTGGATCTTTTATGGTTGCTTCTGTTCCTTTAGTTGGTCAATACGATAAAAGAACATATCAATTAGCTTCATATTCTCCTTATGTAACTTTTGATTTAAGTGAGACAGGAGAAAGAATTTTTGTAGCGCCTTGGAATTGGTATAATTCTTTTGCTAATACTAGGAGTTCGAGTATATACGATATTCCTTCTTATGTAAAAGGGTATTGGGTAAATCCCCTTATAGCTATTGATAATGTTCCTCCTTCAGTTTATATTAATGTTTATGTTCGTGGAGGTCGGAACTTTGAAGTAGCAATACCAAGAGCTTCTATTTTATGTCCTAGTTTTAATGATCCTATAGTTCCTCCTAAGGGTCAAAGACCAAAACCATATAATTTAGAATCAACTTGGTATTTAACTTATAATAGTAATGTTAAAAGTTCGTCTGGAAAGTATCCATTAGTTCCATATATTCAAGATGTTAAAAATGGATTTGTTGGATATACAGATTTGAGACCAATGCAATTATATAAATTGAATGATAAAACATCTAAAGGTCTTAGATTCCGATGTCTTTATAAATTTAATAGTAAAGATGTTGTGATTCAATGGGGATGTTATGATATTGGCTTGTCTACTGTTAATGCTCATGGTTTAATTGTATCTTGGAATAAGCAAGAGATTATTGATTATATTGAAGCTTTAAAGAAAGGTACTTCAGTAGAAAAGGCTAGGGATGTTATTAAAGAAGCCATGTGGGCTGGTGATGGTGAATGGTCTCAAATTTATAAGAATGGAAAATGGATAAAGGCTTCGGATGATAATGATCCACCTATTTGGGATTGGACTAATATTACTATAGAGCCACAAATGGATAATGAAGCCAATGTTGTAACTAGAGTGGATAATCCCACTATAACAACTACAATGGGTTTTGAGTATTTTGGTGAAAAAACACCTGATTTAAAATCTTTATGTAGAAGATGGAATCATTATGGAACAATCGTTGGAGTTGTTTGTTCTCAAGGTATGCCTAGAGATTGTCCATATTCTGCAGTTATAAGATTAAATCCTATTAAACATATTGATCCACAAGTTTCATCTAGTTATGATAATAGATACCGGAATGGTGTTATAACTACTATTGGATCTATGTATTATTTATACAGGGGAGGATTGCGTTTTCGCTTCATAGTAGTTGGTAACCCACCTGAAGGAACAATGATGTATGTGTCTCATCGTTATGATCTTTTTTCAAAATCTTTCTTACCAATAGTAAAGGGAGATGGAAAAGTAAGATCAAAAGATGATATGATGAATACTCAGTATGCGACACATGGACAAGCTTTGACTGTAAATTCAGTTTTTACTGTTGAGGTTCCTTATTATAATTGCCAAGAGCGATTATTTACATCCTTTGTTGAAGATCCTAAATATTCGGATAATGGATTATTGTATGTATGGATTCACTCTAAAGTAGCTTCTAATATTCATGTTGAAGTTTATTATTCTTTAGCTGATGACTCTAGGTTTACAGTTTTTCAAGGCGTTCCTATTTGTTTAGATATTACGAATATTGAGCCAGAACCTCAAAGTGATCCTAGAGGAATTGAAATTGCATATGAAGCAACTGATGATATTCCTTGTACTAGTCAACAAGCTAAAAATAGAGGTATATTTAGAACAGCTAAGGATTTTATGGCTAAACAAGAGGAAGCTGCAGCTAGTGTTATCGATCTTACGAAAGATATTAAAACTACAAATAATAGTTTATATCTTTTAATTGAGAGAATTAGAAATTTTGTAGAAACCTCTATAGGAAAACTAGAAGCTTCTTTATCTAGTTCCTCAAAAAATATTAAAGATATCACTGATACTTCAGTTTCATCAATTTTAGATTATTTTAAGGGATTGAGTAGTACAGTTTTTAGTGTTGTTACTCATCTTATTTATTCCTTAATATCACCTTGTGTTTCTACTATAGCCTGGACACTTTGTAATCTATATCATGTCTTTTTTGGATTTTCCTTAAAAGGATTAGATGTAGTTACTGAATTCGTAAAATCGATTTGGAATCGATTAAAAAGTAGCCCTACACAACTATCGCAGGGTGAAGATATAGAACCTCAGTCAGATTTTTCTGCTATTGGTTCTTATTCTTCATTATTATTTTCTATAATAACTACAGTTTGTTCGTTGAAAGTAACTCCTCCAAATTCATGGCAGGGTATAGATAAAGGCTTGTTTAGATTTGGACAAACGGCAAGAGCTTCACATTTTGTTGGAATTTTCTTTGAAGATAATATTAAATTATTTAAAAGAGTTTTCCAAAAATTGTTAGATATGTTTGGATCTAAAACTTCTGACTTTGAATTATTAGCTGGTGTTAATGATGAAAGATTAAGAGATTGGTTAGCTGGAGCCACTCTTTTAATAGCACCTCAATCTTCAAATAATATAGAGAATAGACAAGATTGGGCTTATAAAGTGTTTGAATATACTTTAGTGGGTAGAGCTCTTGTTGTTTCTCTTTGTTCTGAAAAACTAACACCTCCTAAATTATTACAAGCCGTTCAGAATATACAGAAAAAATTAATAGATTTAGAACGAGAGTGTATTAATCGTAAAGTTTTTTCTCCAGCTCGTTATGAACCTATGTGTACTTGGATATGTGGCAAGGGTGGTAGAGGTAAATCTCGATTACTTGATGCTATCGTATCTGAGTACGCTAAGGAAAATGGTGTTACAGATGGTCAAATCTGTCATACTATTACTAATGGTCAGAAATATTTTGATGGATTAACAAATCAACAGATTGTTGTTATTGATGACTTTCTATCTACTTCTATTACTGTTAACCCTGATATTCTAGATTTATTTTTACAATTTAAATCTTGTATACCGTTAAATCCAGCTTACTCTAAAGTTGAAGATAAAGTCAATAGAGTAAGTTTTAGAGATTTGATAATATCATCTAATAGAATTTGGTTTTCTAATGATGCAGGTATTGATAATCCAGAAGCATTTAACAGAAGGAGGGATGTTATGATTAGGATAGAATATTCAGATCCTAGTATGACACCTGATAAATTTAAGATGCTTCCTTTATCGAGTTTAGAAAATTTAGATTATGTTGATATTTTCTTTCATATTAGTCCCGGTGAAAGAAGTGAATCTGGTTGGATGAAAATTGAGAGAGAAAATGATAAGTCTTATAAAGAGGTTGTCTTTTCTTTCTTAAAACAATGTCATAAAAATTATCACGATAAAGAACAAATATCTTATCAGAAGCGTTGTGCTAGAATGCAAGATATTATTAATAACTGTGATAATAGGGGATCATTTGAAGTAGCTCTTAAAAAATATAAAGTTGCTTTATCTGAAGCTTATTCAAAAAATGATTCTAAACCAGATTTTTCTCCAGAGTTAGATAGATGGTTAAGAACTTCGAAGAATGCAGCAACTTATTCTCAAGATCGTAGAATAAGTGATATAAGCTTTGATAGTTTGCAACCTCAAATGGATCTTGGAGATTTTCCTAATGAAACGGGATGGCCTCTAATTAAAATGGATTCGTTTGAAATTTCTGAATATTCAATTGGAGAAGTTGTTGAACCAGGTTTTGTACGTACACCTAAAGAGATATATTGTGGTAATGAGTGTAAACATGTATCTTTTAATTTCTTAGGTTGTACTTATGATGCAAAAAATCAGCTATTTGAAAATAATCCTTTAGATTTAGTAAATCTCGATAATAACAAATCTTATTGTGTTCGTAATGGGGTTTGTTTGGAAGTAGCTGAAGTTCATGGTTGTAAGAAGCTTCGTCCTAGTAAAAACTGTAGGTGGTATGAAAATGATTTTCAAGAAAATTTCTTTTTAAATTTTCACACTTATAGTGAATATAGTTATATTTTAAATAGACTTAAACTAGAAGACGATGATTCTTATAATCTAATTCTTAATGAATTGCCTATTTATACTCAGAATTGGATATTAAATATTAAGCAAGATAATAAAATAGTTGTTGATAGATCTAGTGATAGATTAATTAAATCTATTAAGAAAATCCAGAAAAATATAGTTGATGATTCTGAAGTATTAGGGGATAATGCTATACCAAAAAGATCTAGATGGAAAACTATTCCACAAAAGATTTGGGAAGTTATGATAAAAGCTTTTCAAATGATTTGGAAACTTTTAGAATGGTTACTTGAATTTTTAGGTTTTATTTGGAAAGTAGCTGTTGTTGCGGGTTTGATTAAATTTGGTTGGGATACTTTCAGTACTCGTAATTTAATTCCTAATTTACATGCCTCAGGTGATTATAAAACTCTAAAATCTAGAGGTGGTGTTCGAAGTCGAGCTTTAGCCTTAGCTTTACCACATAATGAAGGTATTAGAACAGATGATATAATTGCTATTTGTGGATCTAATTCTAATAAGAAAGGCGTTATTAATAAAATAATAAATAATTTTTTCTTTCTTGTTGGAATTAAGGATACAGATAATGGCACTATAACATATAAAGCTAGATGTTTAGGTTTATATAATAGAACTGCAATCTGTTTAAAACATTATGTGGAACATTGGAGAGCAGTTGGTTGTGAGAAGGTTGCTCTCGTATATAATGGAGCTAAAGGTTATGTTACTTATCTTATCGATGAATTAGACTTCAATTGGACTACAGAGGGTTATGGAATAGTAACCTTTCCAAAAAGCTTACCTCGACAATTTAGTAAGATAACTCAATTTATACCATCAGAAAAGTTTGATGGTAATTATCCTTCAGATTGTATTATTGTTGAACCTTTTGTTGAAGATTGTTATCAGTATAATATTAGAATTAGTAAAATTACTGACAAAGTTAAGGTTCCAGGTACAACTACTCAATCGTCTTGGGAAATAACGCAAGGTTTAAGTTATGACTGGGGTGGTAGAGGTAGATGTGGAAGTTTTATTATAGCTCCTAATATGGCTTGTCCTTTAATAGCTATACATACCGCTGGTATAGGTGAAAAGAAAGGTTTCGGAGAATTGTTATTTAAAGAAACCTTTGTTCACCAAGATGAACCTATATTTGAATTTGTGGAACCAAATATGATTCAAGATCCACCTCCATATGGTTTGGATGGTGAATATTATTGTGTTGGTGGATTAACTGAAGATAAAGTTCCACGAAACTCTACTAAAACTAAAATAAAACCTAGTTTAATTAGTGGAGTTTTTCAAGTAACAACTGAACCAGCACCTTTAGTTAGAACTGACCCTAGATTATCTGAACCCTTAGATATATTTAGAATTGGATGCTCTAAAAGATGCGAACCTATACGTGAATTTAATAAACGTGATGTTTATTCAACAATCGTTGCTTACAGAGATAAAATGTTTAATAATGTATTTTCACAAAGACATTGTGTTGATGTTTTATCTATCCGTGAAGCTATAGAAGGTTTCGCTATTGAAGGTTATGATCCCATTATAATGTCTACTTCCGAAGGATATCCTTGGACATTAGATAGACCTAGTAATAGTGGTTCTAAAGCTTGGTTATTTAATAGAGAAGAATATCCTGACGGAAGAATGAAAATCGTTGGCATCTATAAACCTTTGTTAGATGTTATCGATTTAAAGGACAAAATGAGGTCTCAATGTATTGTTCCAGCAACATATTTTACATGTTGTTTGAAAGATGCTCGAATATTAAAAGAAAAAGTTTCTATTCCTGGAAAAACTAGAGTTTTTGAAATGTGTCCTATTGAGTTAACAATAGCTCAAAGACAATATTTTCAAGATTATGTTGCTGGATATATTCGAGCTAGAGGGAATATGGAGCATACAATTGGGATAAATCCTGATGGTCCCGAATGGTCTGAGTTGGCTAATGATTTAGTTCAATTTTCTCCGTTTATTTTAACCGCTGATTATAGTGGTTATGGTCCTCATGTTTCCCATACTTTGCTAGATGCTGTTTTTACTCATCGTATGGCTTGGTATGATCAATATGAAGATTTATCCGATGAAGAGAAAGATCGGAGATTTTTTGTAAGATCATGTATAAAAGAAGAAAATATGCATGGCTTACATGTTGTAAGAGATGCTGTTATTCGTTTTGCGTCTGGTTTAGATTCAGGTAATCCCAGCACTGTGGATCTTAATAGTGAAGTTAACAGTCATCTTTTACGAATAGCTTTTCTTGGTCTAGCTAGGAAAAACAATATTAAACATTGTTTAGATTTGTATTTCTTTGAGAAATATGTTAAAATAAGACATAATGGTGATGATTTGATTGCTGCTGTTAAACCAGAGATTATATCTTGGTTTAATAATGAATCATTAATTAGTTTCTTCGCTGATTATGGTCTTAAAATGACTGATGCTCTTAAAGAAGGTAAAGTTAGACCTTATTGTTCTATAGAGGAAGCTAGCTATTTAAAGAGAGGTTTTCTAAAGCATCCAACCAGAGATGGTGAATGGTTAGCTCCCTTGGAAAAAGCTTCAATAACTGATACTGCTAATTGGATTTGGCAATCAGTTAATGATGAACACGCTAGCTTAATTAATAGCGAAATGTGTTCTCGTTTAGCTTATAGTAGAGGCCCAGAATTTTATTACGAGGTCTCTAATAAGTTAAAGAAAGCTTGGAAACTTAAAAATATTAATTTTGAGTTTCCAAAATGGAGTACCTTGGATTCTCATATATGGGAAGGTACTCCTGGGCCAAAATATAATTTTTGATATGTTTGGTCCTTGTAATTCTACTTTTTGGATTGGTTTTATAGTTGGCCTAATCATTGCAGTTATCTCTATATTTATTGTTTTATTAATAGGTAAATATAGAGGTTTGTTTGTGCAGTTTAGATTTGGTCATTTTTGTTATAGAATCAATGAAGAAGTAGAACTCGAAATGGAACCAATCATTGCTAATAGAGTTAGTAGTGATAGATTCTTTTCGATTGATGGGACGA